ACTGGGACGCTACCAACGGGGTTGGCACCAGAGGGGTCTTGTTATCCAGTTTAAGTGGTGCTTCTGATGTGCCGACAGTGCAGAATATTATACTTGTATCGGATATTAACAGGTTTGTGTTCTGTTTTGGGACAAACCCGGTAGGTGACACTACTTTAGATCCCACACTCCTTAGATGGTCTGACCAGGAAAACGCCGTTGATTGGACCCCTTCTGCTACAAATCAAGCGGGTAGTTTACGGCTTTCCAGAGGTACCAAAATTGTTACTGCGTCTCAGGCACGGCAAGAAGTATTGGTGTGGACAGACTCTTCTTTGTACTCATTACAGTATGTTGGAGCCCCGGTTGTATGGACAGCGTCTCTTGTCGGAGAGAATGTGTCTATTTCTTCACAGAGCGCGGTAGCTTACGCTAATGGTGTCGCGTATTGGATGGGTAAGGATAAGTTTTATAAGTACGATGGGCGTACCCAGCCATTGCAATGTGATGTAAGGAAGTATGTGTTTAATGATTTTAATACCTCCCAGTATACACAGGTATTTGCAGGTACGAACGAATCGTTTCATGAGATATGGTGGTTCTATTGTTCCACTTCGGCCACAAATATTGATAAGTATGTAATCTACAATTATCTTGAAGACATATGGTATTTCGGTACGTTAGCCCGCACCGCTTGGCTTGATTCAGGGTTAAGAGATAGTCCCCTAGCCGCTACTTACTCGTATAATTTGGTCGATCATGAGGATGGGATAGATGACAACCAAGGGAGTAGCGCAGCAGCTATAAATGCTTATGCTGTGTCTTCGGAATTTGATCTTGATGACGGGCATAAATACATGTTTGTGAATCGGGTGATACCCGATATTTCTTTTGATGGTTCCACAGCTGATAACCCTGTTGCAACTTTGACCCTAAGCCCTTTGGCGAATCCTGGTGCTGGATATACCTCCCCCACGTCCACGGGAGGCGTGAATAACGCAACAGTTACCCGTACCGCGACCTCTCCGGTGGAGGTTTTTACGGAACAATTAGATGTAAGGGTACGGGGGCGGCAACTATCCATGCGTGTTGAATCCGATGCTACGGGAGTTGCATGGCAACTAGGCTCACCGCGGCTTGATATGCGGCCAGATGGGCGACGGTAATGGCTGTTGATAACACAAAATATAACGTATTTTTTCGTGCTCCCGCGCTTCCATATCCTCCCATTGAGTACTCACGGGAGAGTTTTGAGCAGTTTAACAACGTATTGCGGCTGTATTTTAAACAACTGGATACCGCGGTTAGGAACGCTAATACCGCTGACAAAGCTGAAGCGGCAGCGTGGTTTTTTAAATAATGGCAAACGTATACACAAATGCAAAGGTAGATTTAACGACTACTGGTATAACAACGCTATATACGGCCCCTGCGTTAACTACCAGTATTGTTAATTCTATTCTTGTGTCCGAGGATTCTGGTAACGCTGATACAATAACTCTGACACTTACCAATTCTGCTAGTGCCGTGTTTAGTCTATTTAAGACCAAAGCTGTATCCGCAAACGCTACCACAGAGCTACTTACCGCTCCTCTGGTAGTGCAGACGGGGGAAGTATTAAAAGCAACTGCTGCTACCGCCAATAGACTGCATGTTGTAGCGAGTATTTTGGAGATCACCTGATGCGAGTAGTAAATAGCAGTAAGGAAGAACTTCCTCCAGCATCCATTATAGCCATGCATGTTGAGGGGACTGATAAAAGGGGTAGATCCACCCACGAAATTTTAATGATGATTGCAAAAGAGGGGACGTTGGAAAACGCGGATATGACCCAATTTGGCAATACGGTGTTTCTTGGGCACACAGGAACAACCAGCACGACTAAGATGATTGGTAGAGCATTTAATGTAGACACAGCTAAAAATTTTATAGTCAATATATTGGAGTATGTACGGTATTTGCAGGATAAGGGGGTCACTCATTACGCTACGCAAATAAGCGACGATACGTTGCTCGGAGCGTTTAAAATTATTAAGCGGAAACTGGAGGCGAAAGACTCTACCGTTCGTATTCTGCCAACCAAGTCAGGTGGCCACGCCATGTTCGTCAATCTTGGCCGCGAGTTCGTAAGGTAAGTCTATGAGTTCGGTATTTGATGCAGTCTTTGATGTGTTTGAGGATGTCGCTGACTTTATTGTTGACGATATCTTAGAGCCCGTTGTCGATGCAGTTGAGGATGTAGTCGAAGGAATCGCTGATGATCCGATAACGTTCATTGCTATGACTGCAGCTACATTTATCCCCGGTGGGCAGTGGGCAATACCTCTTATCAGTGCTGCTTCGACTGCGGCCAAGGGAGGGGATATTGAGGATGTTCTCCTTTCAGCGGCGGCATCATATGTGGGGTCACAAGTTGTAGCCCCTGCCGCAGGAAAATGGGCGGCGACTGCTGTTGGAGGATCTGCGGCAACAAAAGCAGCAGTATCCCAAATTGTTGGGGGAGCTACCGGTTCAGCTACAAGTGCGGTAATCAGGGGAGAAGATCCTGTAGACGCGTTTGTTTCCGGTGGTCTTCAGGCAGGAGTAAGCGCGGGACTTGGGTATATTGAAGCGACAATGCTCCCAAAAACTACCACTGTTAGTGGTGGAACGGCTGGAGTTCCTGGTCCTATAGGGGTACCCGGTGCTATTAGCGAAATACCTTTCTTTGAAGAATACCCGGAAATTAAAAATGTAATAGCTGCTTCTATTGGTAGCGCGCTATCTGGAGAAAAGGTAACCGCGGGCACTATAATTGGAGCTGTTGCTAAGGCACAAGTTACAACTGAACTTGTTAGAGAACATATCAATAGCGCAGGTTTTGAATTTGATCCTACAGTTGCCGAAGATGCTTCGTACCTTTCTTTCCTTACTAGCACCATCCAAAATGTTGTCGATGCTACTTTTGACCCCGGTAAGGATGTATCCGATTCGTTACTTGCGTCAATGAACGAATATGGAACACAGCAACTTAATGAAATCTTAGATGAGCAGATTAAAAGCGCTATTAATGTAATATCCAGTGGGTATGGAGAACTTGATGCAGCCGCTTCGGAGTTGGCGGATGGGCAGTCTGAATTCGAGGACTTAAACGCTCGGTATGAGCAGGAGAAGGCGGATTATAATACCGCAATAAATGGTCATAATGGGGTTATTAGTGCGGTTAATAAGGAACAAAATCGGGTTACGGGACTTTATGACCAAATTACCCCGGCTGAAAACGCATATAATGCTGGGAGGGCGAAGTCTCAAGGGCTAGTAGATAAATATAATAGTACTGCGGAAGCCTCTAACGCGGCTGGTAAAAAGTATAAGCAGGAACTGGAGAAGCTGGAAAATGAACATCGGGATGAGTATGGTGTAGTTGATTACAGTTCTTTTGCCGGTACATCATATGATGAGTATGGCAACGAATACAACTATACAGGTTATTATGATGATATGGGTGTGTGGCAAGCCGCCCCGGTCCTTCCGACAAACCCCAAGCCGAAATATGACGCGGAGTTAAAGAAGACAAAATCCGAATTGACTGCGCAGCAGGCAGAGAACGCGAGTTTATTGGACAGTCTAAACGGGGTGATAACTACGTATAATAGCGCCGCAACAGCATTTGATAATAAGTATAAAACCACTTATTTGCCGCAGATGAATACGTATAAGGCTGCCGCCGATAAGGCGCTTGTTAACGTTAATACGATAAACACAGAGGCAGAAAAGAAGGTAGTTCATCTAGAAGCCGTAAAAGAAAAACATAGAGCCACACAAGAAGATATGAGCGATGCGGCTGGCGATCTCAGTGATTTAGAGAAAAAAGTAAAAGAGAGCGCTCAAAAAGATATTGCGCACGCTCTCACTGATGGGGAGTTTAATGGGGAGTGGTATAGCCAGGAGTTTAGTGTACCCAACGCTGCTGCACATTATCTTGAGAATAAAGAAGGGCCTGTAAACCAAGAGCAATACGAAACCGAATTAGACTACGCGACAACTGCACTTGCGGATAAGGTAGCAGAGGCCGCTGGTGTACCCCTGACGGCAATGAACGCTAAGGAGAGGAAAGAATTAAATGCTGAGACCAAACTATTTATTGAAGAACATGATAGGTTCTGGGAGGTAACAACTCCAGAAGCACTTGCTGCACCAGAGACTATTCCAGAGTTTGGTAATCTTGTAGATACGGTTTCCAGTAAGGTTGCGTCAAAGGTAGGCAATCCTGACACTTGGAACAAAGAAGCTGCTTATGAGCGGGGGAAAAATGTAACTGACCTAGATATCGTTGCGGGCAGAGCTACGCTTATAGCGGATGAGGATGGAGAGCTTACATGGCGTAGCGTTTATGATACGCCGTCAGTGAAGAAGTGGGATAAGGAACTAAACGATTTTGTCGTAGAGAAAGCTAGATTTACTCCCATGAATCCAACCTCTCATGGTTACTGGATGAATGAGAGTAGCGGCGGAACAAATGTCGTTAACCGAGAGGGTGATGGAGTTGGGGCTTTCCAGATACGGCCCGAAACTGCTATCCAACCAGGATATAACATACCATCTTTGTTCCCTAAACTTAGTGCAGAGATTGGGGCGGGGAAGAAATATGCTACCGCCAAGGAAGCTTATCTAGCCAACAAAGAAGAAGTTGATGCGGTCCTCATGGACCCTCTGGAAGCAGAAGCTTTTGTTATGGACTACCATAATATAGCAACGGAGATACTGGGTAGTCCCGAAGCCGCAATTCTAGCCTATAACCAAGGAATTGGATCGGTACAGAACGCTATAGCGGAGGGCAACTTTGACCCTGCAACAACAGATTATGTCTCTAAACACAGTGCAGCTGCCGAAACTTTTGACCCAGATAGCGAAGTAGGTATCGGTGCTCATACTGCTGAAGGAGAGGTAATCTTCCCAGGAAAGAGTTATACAGAAGCAGAATTATTAGATCCAACACTCCTAACGGCTGCATTAAAAGCGGAGGTAATATCCCCAGCAGGTGGAACTTCTGTTAGGACGTTACGGGATATAAATCCCAGAGCTTGGGTAGCTGCAAATGCAGAAGCTAATAAAAATATTCCTGAAGCTGTAAAAG